ATGCGGACTTCCGTCTTCTGCTTGAACGGGTCGTTGTAGCCGAACAGAAGCTCGGGGAAGTCTACACACGGATCGAGAAACTGGAGGGGAACAATGGAAAATCATGAACCGGAAATGACTGAAGAAGTCAAACAGTATATCGATGAGAACTATATGATCATCGAACCGCAGCCGCGCTGGCGCTCCTGGGCCGTCTGGCTCTCCACGCTGGGAGCCGTCTGGACGATCCTCAACGCCTTCGGCCTGACCGAGAAATGGGGCATCCCGGAGACAACCTTCAAGACTGTCGTGGACGCGATCGGCTGCATCCTGATCGGCTTCGGGATCCTGAATAACCCGACAGACCGGTCGAACTTTTAGGACCGACATCTGGGCGAGGCGCCGAAGGAGTTGCTCACACTTCCTGCTCCAAAAGGCCGTGCAAATCGGCCTCGGATGACTTGATGGGCGGCCGCACAGTAGGGGGACACGCGATAAGACCGACAGGCTCAAAGCGGCTCTTTATCCTTTCTGGCCCGCCGCCCTTTATCAGTACGTAAAGGCACGTACAGCAAATAATGCACTCGACTGCTAATCGATTTGGCTCCATGCCACAGCAAAAACGTGCCTTGTTTTTTGGAGGACAATGACCTACAGACAGCCATTTAAAGGGGACTATCCCATCACCCAGATGTTCGGCGAAAAGATCACCGACCCGAAGGGACACACCGGCATCGATTACGCCTGCCCGCTGGGGACGAGGATCCTGGCATCCTCCGGCGGTCAGGTCATTTTCGCCTCCTGGGATCCGACCGGCTACGGGAACTGTGTCATGATCCGGCACCGCGATGGGAACGCCACCGTCTACGCTCATCTGGGATCCTTTTCGGCAGGGCTCGGCCCGGGCCAGTACGTGATCCAGGGCGAAGTCATCGGCTTCTCGGGGAACACCGGGAACAGCACCGGCCCGCACCTCCACTTTGAGGCCCGCGATCCCAACGGGAAACCCTTCGACCCGATGGTCCTCCCGCTGATCAACTATTCCGACGCCGTTGCTCCGAAGGAACCGGCCGAGGATCCCGCCAAGCCGAAGCCCGCGCTGAAGGACGCCTCCGAGTTTGCCCGCGGCGAAGTGCTCCGGATCACTGCCCCGCTGGGTGCCAAAGGATTCCGCAGCAGCTACTTCTCGTCCTACGAAGTCCTCCCGTCCGGTACAGAACTCCTCTACACCGGAGAGACCGCCCAGCACAACGGTTATATCTATATGCGCTGTTACCCGCTGACCTCACCTCTGTGGGTGGCGGTGCATGACAACGACTGCCAGATCATCGACAGGGAGCAGCGTTGAAGCAGCGTTGATTTTTTGTGAAAACAGGTAAGCAAATGCATGGCGATCCATCCGAACAGCCTGAAGAATCTCGAGAAGAGACGGTCTTTCCGGACATCAGAAGAAGCGAAGGAAAACGGCCGTAAAGGAGGTATTGCCACAAAGAAAAACGCCGACCGGATCAGGGAACATCAGGAACGGATGCTCGCGATTCTGGACACCGAAGACTTCACCGGCATGACGCTGCAGGAGCGTCTGGACCGCGGCCTGATCAGGCTCGTTATCGATAACGGCCCGGGAGCAACGGCGGCATATGAGAAACTGATGGAGATCTCCGGCAAGTCCGTCCTGCTGGAGCTGAAGAGGGAAGAGCAGAAGATCAAACGCGAAGAACTGAAGCTGAAGAAAGAGGAGATCGAACTGAAGAAAGCCCAGGCGGAAGCCAAGGCCGGCGACGTGACCGACATCGAAGACCTCAGCGCACTGGCGGAGATGATCAATGAGCCTGACCAGGACGATTAGCTGGGGACGCTTCGGGACGAAGCACAAGCGTTACATCCGCAAGGCGGTAAACTCGTCTTTCTGTGTGGCAGAAGGTGCAGTTCGTGCCGGAAAGACCATTGACCACTGTGCGATCGCCGCGGCATATCTGGAGAAGTGCCCGGACACCTTCCACCTGGCATCCGGGAGCACGATCGGGAACGCCAAGCTGAACATCGGCGTCTGCAACGGTTTCGGACTGGAGAACCTGTTCCGTGGCCGGTGCCATTGGGGCAAGTACCGCGACAACGAGGCGCTGTTCATCCGCACCCAGACCGGCGAGAAGATCGTGATCTTCGCCGGAGGCGGAAAGGCAGACAGCTACAAGCGCATCCTCGGGAACAGCTACGGGATGTGGGTAGCGACCGAGATCAATGAGCACTATGACTGCGACGACAGCCGGACGTCCTTCATCAAGGTCGCCATGGCCCGACAGGCAGCCGCTCAGGCGCCTCTCACCCTCTGGGACCTGAACCCGTCGAGCCCGGTCGCTCCGATCTATACCGACTACATCGACCGATACCGGGATGAAGCGCTCCCCGGATACCTGTATGAGCACTTCACGATCTTTGACAATGCGACACTGACGAAGGAACAGCGGGACGCCTTTATCGCGAAATACCGGACGGATTCGGTCTGGTACAGGCGTGATATCCTGGGCGAACGCTGCGTTGCCGAAGGCCTGATTTATCAGGCTTTTGCTGACGATCCGTCACAGTGGACCGTCACAAAGGAAGACCTCCGGAAGATCTATCAGGACAAGAGCACAAAGGCATGGACTTTCCGGAGCATATTCATCGGTGTGGACTTCGGCGGTTCCGGCTCCGCTCACACCTTCGTGGCTGTCGCGATCACAAAGGACTGGAAGCTGATCGCGCTGCGGTCTGAGCGCATCGACGCCCATAAAGTGGACACCGAACAGCTGACGGAGCGCTTTCTCGCCTTCGGGAAGATCATCACCGAAGACTATGGGAAGCCGGAGGCTGCATACTGCGACAGCGCAGAGCAGACCATTATCAACAGTTTCCGGAAGCGGGCACCGTTCCCGGTAGCCAACTCCCGGAAGTGTGAGATTCGCGACCGGATCCGAGCCACTGACCTGATGATGGCGCTCCATGTCCTGACCATCGTCGGGGAAGACTGCCGGACGCTCATCAATGCCCTTGCCACCTGTGTCTGGGACAAGGACAAGCCCGGCGCCTGGATCCGTCTCGATAACGGGACGAGTGACATCGATACCCTGGACGCTTTCGAGTACAGCTGGGAGCGCCTTTGGAAGATCCTGATAAGGGAGGAGAAAACATGAATCTAACAGACAGTATTCGCAGCGTTATCAAGCGCCTGTTCGGTGTGGATCCCGTGACGACACAGGTCGAATCGACGGTCCTCGAAGAGCAGACCCGCCGTTATCGGGATCTGCATGGCGTCAACCTCACGGCCATCTTTGCGGGCAAACTCGCCGCCCTGACCGTCACGGACAGCACAGTCCAGGTCATCGGGGACAGCGCCCGGGCCGAGAGCCTTAACGAAGCCTTCCAGACCGTCTGGGGCAAGGCACGAAAATGGACGTCCGTCGCCATGGGCACCGGCGGCGTGCTCCTGATCCCCTACGTGACCGGCGGGCAGATGTTCACCGACATCGTCCCGCAGTCCAGCATGATCATCAACAAAGTCAACGGGGACGAGCTCCTGGCAGTGACCATCCTCGCGGATTCCACCGTCAAAGGTGACGAGCGTTACTTCCGGATGACAGATTACGCCTTGGAAGACAACGGGCTTCTGACCATCCGCCAGCGGGCCGTCAATGCGACCGGCTCTCCGGTGGTGCTGCAGTCCTTCCCGGTCTGGGCAGACCTCGCGGAGGAGATGACCATCACCGGCGTCGAGCATCTGCCCATGGCATACATCAAGTGCCCGGTGGACAACAGACGGAACGAGGAACTGTACGGCGTCCCGATCACTTACGGCTGCGACGACCTGATCAAAGAGGTAGAGGAGTGCCTCGAAGACATCAGGCGCGAGTTCAAGCTGAAGAAACCGATGGTCGGTGTCGATCCGCTGGTCTTCGATGTGGAGAACGGGCGCCGGCATCTTCCGCTGACTGGCCTCTTCATGCCGTCGCAGTCCGGTATGCTGGAATCATCCGGCAAGTTCTGGGAAGTCTACGATCCCGCCATCCGGGACAGTTCGTACTATAACCGGCTCACTCACCTCTATGAACTGCTGGAAAAGCAGGTCGGAACCTCCCGCGGGATCCTGACCGAACCGCAGTCCAGGGGCGCTACAGCCACGGAGATCAAGGCCGGCATGTACGACACTTATGCCGTTGTCCAGCTGATGCGGACAGCTGTCGAGCAGGGTCTCGACCGCCTTGCCGAAGCCATGAACGTCCTGTCCAATGTCTACGGCCTCAGCCCGATCGGCGCTTATGGCCTTGCTTTTGACTGGTCTTATGCCATGATCGAAAGCAGCCAGGAATCCTTCCAGCAGCTGATCTCCGCTGCAGCTGTCGACGCTGTTGAAGCTGCGGAGGTCCGGCAGTATGTCATCCCTGGCGAGACCCTTGAAGAATCCAGGGAGAGGGTCGAAGAGATCCGGAAGAACAAAGTGGATCTCTCCGACGAGCTGATGAAGCAGGCCCTCGCGGCAGAAGCCAGCCGGAACCCGGTGACGGTCTATGACGAGGAATGAGGAAGACGCCCTCCGGGTGGTCGAACGCTACCGGAAACGGGTCGATTATGTCGAGGACTTTTCGGCCCGTGTCCTGGCATCCTCCTGGGCGGTCCTCCAGCGGAATATCGAGCGGGATCTCCGGTCGATGAAGTACACCGACATCCGGAACCGTTCCATGCCCGTCCGGTACCGGGAAGAGATCGAGCCCGTCATCCGGATCCGCGCCGAACGGTACGCCAGGGACGCTGAGCGCGTCATGCTCAGCCTTGCTGAGACCACGGCCCTCCTCGGTGCCGAAACTGCCGACCGCTCCGCCAAACGGATCACCCATAACATGAAGGGCAGGGAGCGGAAATGGGAGAAGATCAGCACCGCCGGTCTCTTCACCGGCCCGCTCCTCACTGCTTCAAAGGAGGCGCTCCGGAAACTCCCGTCAGCCATCACCGAGAAGATCAGCCAGCTGGTCTCACAGGCTGCAGGCATGGCGGAACAGGGCCTCGACTGGATCATGAGCCGGATCGGCGACATCATGGGCAACCTCTGGGGAGGCATCCAGCGAACTGTCCGCACCCTCGCCGAGCAGATGTTCCGCAGGGCACAGCAGGAACAGGCAAAGGTCACACCGGTCCAGAAATGGCGCAGGGTCGCAAACCATGAAACAGCCTGCCTCGCCTGCCTGATGCTTGAGGGCACGATCTACGACAAGAAGGAAGACTTTGCCGACCATCCGAACGGACGCTGCACCATCGTTCCTGTCGAGGATCCAAACGCCCAGAGCACCCACCCGGGCAGGGACTGGTTTTTGGAACAGGACGAGGAGACCCAGCGGAAGATCATGGGAAAAGGACGCTATGAGGCATGGCAGAACGGGGACATCGATCTCGATGAGATGGTAGACATCAAGAACGATCCGATCTACGGGCCCCAGCCTCACATCAGACCGCTGAAGGATTTTGGCTTGACGCCCTCAAAATGATGGTATAATTCATATAGCGGAATGTTCCGCATCTGGGCAGCTCTCGGAAAGCGCTCGGCACGATTATGTGCTGGGCGCTTTTTTTGTTGTCTGTAACTCGCCGGGGTCGGGGCGTATGCCGACCGGAAACCTCACGCGGAGCGGGTCCGCGTCAACAACACCGTAAGGGAGACAAAAAGAATGAATCGCGAATTTCTGAAGAATGCCGGAGTACCGGACGAAGCCATCGACAAAGTCATGGCAGAGTACGGGAAGGATATCCAGGCGGAGAAGGACAAGGTCAAGGCGTCAGCCGATGAGACACAGGCCATCCGTCAGGAGCTCGAGACCTACCGGGCAAAGGTGACCGAACTGGAGAAGAGTGCCGGCGACAATGCCGACGTGAAGAAACAGCTCGATGACCTCCGCGCCCAGATCGCCGAAGAGAAGCGTATCGCGGAAGAAAAAGCCGCGGACGAACAGCTCACGGCCACCATCCGGGCAGCCCTGCCGCAGGACCGGAAATTCGTCAACGAGTACACCGAAGCGGCCTACTTGGCTCAGATCAAGTCTGAACTGGTAAAGCCGGAGAACCGGGGGAAGGGGATCACTGAGATCTTCAACACCCTGACCAAAGACAAGGCGGACATCTTCGCCAACCCCAACCAGCCGCGCGATATGGGCGGTTTTGGCGGGGCAGACATCAAGGACGTTGATAACTCCAAGATGCGCGCGATCATGGGACTGCCTACCAACAAGGAGTAAGTCATGAGCATTTATCTTGCCAAAAATTATACCGACCTCCTCGATGAGGTCTTCAAGCTGGCATCTGTGACCAGCGATCTCACCGGCGACATCGCCCTCACCCGTGAAGGCGCCAACGCCAAAGAGATCTATTATCCCGAGATCGAGACCAAGGGTCTCGGCGACTATTCCCGCACCACCGGTTATCCGGACGGCGCCGTGAATGTCGGCTGGAAGTCCGCCGAGTTCAACTATGACCGCGGTGTCAAGATGAACATCGACGCCATGGACGATCAGGAGACCTTCAACATTGCCGCGGGCAAGGCCGGTGCCGACCTGCAGCGCACAAAGGTTGCCCCTGAAGCCGACGCCTTCACCTTCGCGACCCTCGCCGGTCTGTCCGGCGTGACCGCACCGGCCGCTGCCGATCTCGCCAACACCGCCGCCTTCCTGGCTGCCCTTCGCGCCGCCGTCGACCAGATGGACAACGACGAAGTCCCTGCCGAAGGCCGCTACCTCTATGCAACCCCGACCCTGATCAACGGCATCCAGGACCTGGACACCACCAAATCCAAGGCCATCTTCGAAGGCTTCGAAAAGGTCATCAAGGTCCCGAAGACCCGCTTCATCTCCGCGATCGAACTGCTCTCCGGCCGTGCCGACGACAGCTATGCCGGCCATTATGTTCCGGCTTCCGGCGCGAAGTGGCTGAACTTCATGATCGTCTACAAGCCGGCTGTGATCAAGTACGACAAGCACATCGCTTCCGCACTGATCCCGCCGGAACTGAACCAGAGCGCGGACGCTTACATGCTCAAGTACCGCAAGTACGGCATCGTTGACGCCTACTTCAACCAGCGCGCGGGCATCTACGTCCACACCTCCAACACCGCCGCTTCCTTCGGCTCCAACTAAGGAGCAGAGATGGCGACGCGCGTCGGGATGAAGCCGATGAAGAAGGAGCCGGTACCCACTCCGGCTCCCGCCGCTGAACCGGAACAGCCGAAAGCCGAAGCGCCGAAGGCTGTGACGAAACGGGGAAGGAAGAAAACGACCAAATGATCAGGCTCTGCCGCGTCTTCGACCACCAGAACAAAAGCCGCGCCTACCGCGAAGCCCTCGCAAAGGCGGGCTGGCTGTTCACTGAACGGGACAACGTCCGCGGTGTCCGCTTTTATCTGAGCGACGCTGACTGGCGGAAGTCCATGATGGAAGAAGCGCGCGGCAGGCAGATCCCGGTCTTCCTGTACCCTCACGCAGCGAGGCCGATGGTCATCTATGACGGCTGTGTCGAGCCTCAGCCAGTCCGGGCCATGTTCACACAGGCTCCCGGCGGTGCCGAACTGATGAAGAAGATCGGCTACCCGTATCCGGTAGAAGTGACGGGCTGGGCTTATTCCGAAGTCCGTCCCTTCCGTCCGGCGGAGACGGTGAAGCGCATCCTGTATGCTCCGATCCATCCAAACGGGAACGGCTGGCTCTCGGAAGTCGATAAGGACCTGAACCGCAGGACCTTCGAGAAGCTGGACGCCTACTGTCGGGGAACAGGCGCGGAGCTCAGCATCCGCCTGATCGGAACGACAAAGCAGTGCGGGCTCGAATGTCTCGATGACATTTCCGGGATCCTCTACGACATCAATGTCCATGCCGGCCGGAAGAACAACACGACCGTCGACATGGACACCGCTGATGTGGTCGTCTCTCACCAGACATTCGCATGGCTGGCCGTGGCGCTCGGGATCCCCACCGTCATGATGGGAGAAGACGTCCCTCCCAGGTCCGGAAACAGTGACGCGGGCTTCTGCTACGTGAAGCACTGGGACAGCTATAAAGCGGATCTCATGTACCCGCTTGACATCCTCAAAGGCGAGCCCCTGGACGTCATCGATCAGGCAGCCGCCGGATGTTCAGCCGTTGAAGACTGGAAAGCGCGCCTGATCGGGAAACCTTTCGACGGCCCGCGCTTTGTCGAAACCCTTGAGAGGTATCTATGACCTACACACCCACGACCGCAGAGATCACCCAGCTCCGCAGAATGACCGGCGAATATCCGGCTGATACTTCCGGATATACCGATCAGGAGCTGACCTCGATCATTGAGACCAGGGAAGGCGACCTCCACGCCGCCGCTTATGACGTCTGGAGTTATAAGGCCGCCGCTGCTGCTGCGCTGATCGACTGGTCTGCCGATGGCGGGGACTACAAACAGTCCGTGCTCTATGAGCGCTACAAGGCGAATGCCGAAGCGGAGAAAGTACAGAGCATGACCCTGACAAGGTGGATCGTGGATCCGACGCTGAAACCCGTGGAGGAATGATGCTGCTCGATGCTGCTATCCTCGCCCAGCTCCGCAAGACCCAGGAATCATCGATGATGCACGAATGCACGATCGAGCCCTATGTTGTCGGGGAAGACGGGACCATCACCTACGGCAAAGCCGTCACCGGCGTGAAGTGCGGCTTCATGATCAAAGCCGGATCCGAGAATGAGGGGAGCCTTTACGACACGGTCGCCGTGTCCGCGGAGCTCCGTCTCCCGATCGGGACGGCCATCGGCCTGAAGGACCGCGTCACCATCACCGCCTCGTTCGGTCAGGCCGTCACCTCGGCCCGCTTTGAGGTCTGCCATCTGCCGGACACCTACGGTCCGTCCGGCTATGTCGTCGGTCTGCAGGAGATCTATTCGTGAGCTACACAGAAGGGACCCGCTCCCGCGGCAGCTATGTTGTCGGCACCACCACTCAGGGCGTCCAGATCAAAATGGAGATCGAGGGCGTGGAGGAAGTGCAGCGGGAACTGGACATGCTCGCCGATTCCCTGCGAAGGGAAACGAGCGTCGAGATGGTGACGGACGTCGGCAATGCTGTCGCCGAATGGATGCGGGAGAACATCCGAGCCAACTTCTGGCGGCACCCGACGGGAGCTCTGGAAGCCTCCGTCTACGCGGCGACGCTGACCAACGAAAACGGTGCCGTCTGCTACGTCGGCCCGAACGACGCCACGATCCCGTATGTGTACATCCACGAATACGGCGGGGACATCTATCCGGTTCGGAGAAAGTTCCTGTCCTGGATCGGTGACGACGGGAAGCGGGTCTTCGCGAAGCACGTCCACATCCCGGCAAGGCCCTATATCGCCCCGGCATTTAACGACCACCAGGAGGAGATCCTGGAAATCATGAAGGAGGACCTCGATGCAGCGATCGCATCAGGATGCGCGGATCTATGACGGAATCGAAGCTCTGCTTAAGACCGTGACCCCGGAAGGCTGCCGCATATTCCATGCGAACATGCCGCTCCAGGTCATGGACCAGCTGCAGCGGGAATCCGCACAGCTTTGCACGTATCTCGTCCAATCGGACGTTATCAGGCGGAACAGCTCCGGCGCTACGCCTGTGCACGAAGTAACCATCGAAGTCAGCTTCTACGGAAGTCTTGCAGACGTCGATGACATGGCGTCAGACCTCAATGCGCTTCTGGTCGGGAATGAGATCGAAGCACAGGGCTGGCGCTTCTGCCTTTATCCCGCACCGCAGACAGGAAAGCGGGACATATGGGAACCGCGAATCCAGGTAAAGCGCGAGTGGCTCCAGTTCCGGGGCTTCGCGATCGAACCGGATGAAACACAGGAGGAAACATGGCATACAAGCTCAATATGAACACCAAGATGCAGTTAGGGACGTCCGACGAGAACCCGACGTTCACCGACATCCCGCGCCTGCGCTCCATCCCCGGGATCTCCCGCGAGATGGAAAAGATCGAAGTCACCCACAACCAGAGCACCAACCGGGAATACGTCCCTAATGGTCTGCAGGATCCGGGCGACTACTCCTTCGACATGGAGACCGACCGCACCGACACCGTCCATCAGACCATTTTCGCGATGATGGCATCCGGTGAGGCGCTGCCCTTCCGGATCATCTACCCCGACGGGCTCGCCTATGAATTTGAAGCGTCCGTCATCGGGATCACCCGTGCCGATTACGATCCGCAGTCTCCTGACGTGATCATCGACACCGTCGACCTTGCCATCTCCGGCGAGATCAAGGACATTTCCGACGACCTGCTGAGCTGAGGAGTTTATGGCATATCTAACTGCTGAAAGCATTCTCCATGCCGACGACTTTGTATATGCCGATGTCGAGTGCCCGGAATGGGGCGGTACCGTCCGGATCCGTTCCCTTTCCGGCGCCCAGCGCGTCACACTGAAGAAGGCCATCGACAACGGGCAGGACGATATCGACGAGATGCTGTGCGTCATGTGCATTGTAGACGCTGACGGCAACCGCATCCTGAACCGCTCCCAGATCGGCGAACTGTCGAAGAAGAACACGAAGGCCATCACCCGCGTCGCCATCAAGGCGCTGGAGATCTCCGGAATGCGCGATCCGGCGAAAGCCATCAAGGACGCCGAAAAAAACTCCGAAGAGATCCCGAGCGGAGATTCATCCTTCGATTAGCGCTCAAACTCGGGTACGCCAATCCCGACGCCATGCTGCGCGAGATGACCTCCGCCCAGCTGGATGAGTGGATCGCTTTCTACCAGATGGAGCCCTGGGGGCTGGCAGTGCTCGACATGCTCATCGCGAGCGTGAAAGCGCTGCTGATCAACATCAACACGCCCAAGGGCAAGACGAAACTGCGGAAGCTGGACAAGCTCCTGCTCTGGCCCGAAAAGCCGAAACGCGTACAGGCCACACTGGAAGAGCCGCCGGACGGTCTATAAAGGAGACAAATATGGTCAACTCTATATCAGGGATCAACCTCAAGATCGGCGCTGACCTCTCCGAGCTGAAAAAAGAGCTCGGCAAAGTCGGCGGTGCCGTCGAAGAAGATCTGAAACCCGCCCAGGAACCCGTCAAGACGCTCAAAGAAAACTTTTCTTCAATGGCGAAGAACGCAGGGAAGATCGCGGCGATCGCTGTATCGCTCGGGAAGATCGGGAAAGAACTGACAGGATTCACCAAAGGGATCCTCGAAGACGCGCTCGCTCTCAATCCCGAAACGCAGAGCAAAGTCACCGCCGTCAAAGACGCCTTCACGGAAATGAAACAATCGCTCGGCGAATCCATTCTCCCGCTCATCGATAAGTTCGCGCCGAAGCTGGAATCCGCCCTGGATTCCCTCACCGCATGGATCAAGGAACATCCGAAAGCAGCGGAGAATATCGTGCTCATTGCCGGCGCTGTCGGCGCGCTGTCCTCTGCCGCGGCGGTTGCAGGTCCGGCTCTCATGCTGATGAACATCGGCCTCGCACCGATCTCCGGGACAGCGATCGCAGTCGCCGCCGCGATCGGTGGTCTGGTCCTGATCATCGGGATGCTGATCGACAAGTCCGACGAGCTGACTCAGCACACCGCGGCCACCACCGAAGGCATCGAGAACATGGACACCGCGACCCAGTCCCTGGTCCAGAACGGCCGCGGAGAACTCGAGATCTGGGATAAACTGGTTCTTACAGGTGTCGAAGCTGATCTTGATGACAAAATGATCATCACGAACAGCGAAGGCAAGACCGGTTACTATTCCGACATTTTAGATATGTATGGCCTCCCGATCTTCGTCGAGGTCCAGCAGGATGCGGCCGAAGCCGTCAGCGCTACCTCTGAGGCGCTGACCGATCAGACCACCGTCATGGATTCAGTCACGGATTCCATGGATAGCACCAAGACGGCAGCCGAGCAGGTCAACGAGATCCTGACAGGGATGCAGGAGACGCTTGGCGGATCCGAAACAGGCGGAGGCATCGCTGAATCCTTCACCCAGATGACCGACATTCTGGAATCCGACGCCTTCAAAGCGATGGCGGAACAGCCCATCAGCTCGGACGTGACGGAATCCTGGGAAACCTTCGGGCTGGCTGTCTCCTCCGCGACGGAAGGCTTCACCGCCATCAGCAGCGCCATCGAAGGAAATGAAGACGAAGGCACCACGGGCCTCACCCAGAACCTCACATCCGTGAAGGAGGGCCTCGATAATATTCTCATCTCCATGCAGACCCTCGCCGCTTATATGCAGGGAGATTTCGTCGCTGCGATCAATACCCTGATGCAGTACCTCTGCATGACAACCACGGACAGCGAGGGAAACGTCAAAGCGGATAACGGGAACACCTTATATACATCGCTCGGCGCGATCTCCGGCGTCTTCGGCGACATCTTCGACAAGTGTGTCAGGCTGGAACAGGAATGGCGCGAGCAGTTCCCCGGTGCGGTCGAGATCATGAAGAAAGCATCCGGCAAAGCTGATGGAGCGCTGGAAGCCACAGCTGAAAAAGCATGGAACGCGGCAGATGCATTCATGGCCGCCGCCGCTGCTGTCCTTGCTTATCTTGATGCGCTGAAAAGCGCAGACGAGTACATCAATGGAGGAGGCGGTGCCGGGATCGCTGACGTAATCGGCAGCGGGAACGGGCCGAAGTTCGCTGCGGCCGGTGCCCACGCGAATGCCGGTGACACCTTTATCGTCGGCGAAGAAGGGCCCGAGCTCTTCACCCCGCACCGCTCCGGATACATCATCCCGAACGACGAACTGGAAACCTCCGGAGGCCCGCGGGTCACCGTCAACATCGAAGGCTCGATCTACGGGGAATCCTACCTCCGGAACTACGTCGTGAACACGCTGACCGGCACCATCCAGCGCGAGCTGCAGCTGGCTGCATAAGGAGACATCATGCCGATCCTGATCTCATACGAAAATGCAAGGGGCGAGGAGATCGTCCTCGACGATACCGAACGATCCTTCCTTGGTGAGCTCTACGGGCGCCAGGGGACCGAAGCCCCGAAGCTGAAGTTCTCCGAGATCCTCTACGGGGACGGCTCCACCGACATCGTCGCCATGGCTGCCGAACCCCGTGAGGTCACCCTGTACTTCTGGGCGCCGGCAGGGACGCCGAAGTTCCGGCAGCGCCTCGAAGATATCAAACAAAAACTCGTCCAGACCGGATCACGGACAGGCGGATGGGGAAAGCTGAAGATCCGGAGACCCGACGGCGTCATGGTCGTCCTGAACTGCGCGTACATCGCAGGAATGGATGACCTTGTCCGTGACGCACCGAAGGCCATCAAGTTCGCGCTGACCTTCCGTGCGAACGATCCGCTCTTTTATGCCTCGCATGTCTCCCGCTTCGTTGTTCGGGCGGTGGACGCCAAAGGCTACCTGCTGGAACTGCCGCTCACCTTTACCGGCGACGTCTACGACTTCGACGAGGATAACATTGAGGCGAACCCCGACGGCCTGTTCATGGCGCCCCTGGACGATCCGATAAATGACAATTACATCGCGAACCCGGACAGCATCTACATGCTGGCGGCATCGAACGAATCCGGCTCCGAGTTGGAACTGGACTGCCAGAAGGTCTGGCCGGACATCACCGTCACAGGACCGGCGAAGAACATCCGCATCGTGAACAAGTTCACCGGGAAGAAGATCGAGTTCGACAGCACTGTCGAGACCGACGGTGAAAACAGCATCCTGATCGTCACCAGACCGCTCCACCGGAAAGTGGTCAAGGTCAACGGCTCCACAGGCGTAGAGACGAACATCCTCGGGAAGCTGACAGCCGACAGTTCCCTGGACTTTTTCCTGGAACGCGGGACCAATTTGATCATCTTCCGCAACGATGAAGCGACACCGGAAACGGCCTGCACTTTTTCCTACACGGAAGGATGGCTGAGCGCAGAATGAACGGGCAGTATATCATCTACCGAAGGGACCGGGCGACCGGGATCCGCGACACGATAGTCGAACGCTTCACGTCGTTCAGCATCACGCTGCACTGGGGAGAACTGTCCAAGTTCTCCATGAAGGGCAAGACCATCGGCGAAGTCGAAGTCCAGCCGGGAGACGGGATCGTCTTTTACCGGAACCGGGAATACTTCTTTTCCGGGATCGTGAGCACAGTCACCATCAAATGCTCCGACGTTGCCTCCGGCCTGAAGGAATGGTCTGCTGAAGGCTATGAAGACAGCGTGATCTTTTCCAACTGGCTCGCCTTCGCGGATCCGGAGAGTATCACCTTCAACGATGGGATCGTCGATAAATGTGAGGATTATGCCTGGAACCGTCTGCTCTACTACATTCGGCGGAACATGGGCGCCGACGCGCTCACGGACCGGGAGATCTCCGGTCTCACCCTGCCGGACGCGGCGAACAAAGGCCAGAACACCGAGAGCGCTTACCGCTACCAGGAACTGGACAAGGTCCTGGAGGAGATCGGGAAGGAAGTCGACGGGGACGATGTGCCGAACGAACTCTTCCCGCGCTTTGTCTGGGATCCTGACACCGGCTCCAAAAGCGTGATCATTCCGGAACAGCGGGACATGACGGAATCCATCGTCGTCGCTCCGGAGTTCGGGAACATCATCAACTGGACGAAAAAGGAAACGCTGCCGTCCTGTAATGCCGTCTGGGTCTGCTCCGGTACAGCCGACGACACAAGGCTTTATGTCTATCAGAAAGACGATGACAGCATCGACAAGTACGGCCGGATCGAGAAGGTCGTGACCAAGAGCGACATCCAGGTGACCGACGACGTCACACAGTCGGAAGTTTACACCCTGCTCAACGCGGAGGCGAAGAAGACGCTGACCGAAGGCGCTTATAAGGAGAAGTTCTCCGGGACCATGGTCGAGACGCCGGAGCTGCAGTTCATGTCGCACTGGCGCTGCGGCGATCTGGTCTCCTGCATGATCGATGGCCACAAGTTCCAGACCACCATCAAGACGGTCGAGATCGCTTTCGCCGACGGCTTTGAACAGGTCAAGCCGACCCTGGGAGAAACGGAGCACGGGATCTTCGCCGACGTCTTCAGGACGCTCAAAGGTCTCGATGATCGCATGAACAAGGAGGAATTAAGCTGATGCCAATCGCTGACAAATATGGTTTTTTCAATGGTATTTACGGGATCGAGCAGTCCAACTGGGCGAACTACTGGAAGGACATCATTCCCGACGGTGTGATCGCTGATCAGGGAGCAGAGCTGGAAGTCTATGCCGTGTCAGACGGTATGCAGGTCCATGTCAAGACCGGCCAGGCAATGGTGGACAACCATCGCGTCTGGGTCAATGCGGAGAAGCTGGTCACCATCGAAGCCTCTGACAACACATACGGCCGGATCGACAGCATCGTCCTCCGTGTCGTTTACGGCGCCATGGGAGAGTCCGCGGTTTATGTGGACGTCAAGACCGGGACACCGGCAGCGACCCCGGAGGCTCCGGCATTGATGAAGACCACCGGCAGTACCTATGAAATGGAACTTGCCCGGGTGAGCGTTGTGGCCGGAGCGGTCACGATCGCCGCCGGAAATGTCACGGATCGGCGCTACATCTTCAAAATGCCGAATGACGGGGTCGAGACATTCAGCGGAACGTCCGTGACGCCGAAGACGGAACACGAATACAGGAACGGAACCGCGATCGGTTCCCTGACTGTCAATCTCCCGGCGAACCCGCACCCGACATATATCACGACGGTTTGCTTCACGTCGAACGCTTCCTTCTCCGGCGTGACGGTCAAGAAGGGGACGACCACGATCAGCGGGACGACCAACCTGAAGCTGAAGGGCGACGTCCTGACCGTGCCGTCCAAGCGCTATAACGTGACCTTTTACTGGGACGGATCTTACTACTGGGCGGCGTCTGCTGCGGTGTAAGGCGGTGATCCATGATCATGCATGATTACCTGGAACGGAAACGGAACGCCCTGCTGCAGGCGGCGAACCGTTTCTTCCTGCCTTCCGGCGTGAGCATCGACGACTGCCTTGCCGCCTACCAGTTCAAGGGCGTCGCGTCCAAGACATTCGCGCTCTATGACTGGACCGGTCACGGTTACAACCTGACGGGAAACAGCTTTGGCTGGTCAGCCTCCGAAGGCTTCAAATCCGGCAGCGTCACACAGAACGCGCTGACGGCCAAGATGAGCCAGATCGTCACCCAGATCGTATACTACGACGGGTTTGAACGCTCCAGCGGATCCTACGCCCGTATCACCTATATGGGCTACCCGCAGGTGATGCTGTATCAGGATTATGGGTTCCAGGTCCATGATTCGAGCGAAGTCAAGAGCTACGGCAAAGGCCATGTGGGAGCGCTTCGGGGCGCGAGTTCAGGGGACAGCTCCTCCGGGCACTGGAACAGCCGCTCATTTACGGTCGGCGGCGTATCTGCGGGCACATCCGGCGTTATCGGCTACGGGTCGAACGGTATGTGGAAGAATGGGACCGCCATCACCGCGAGCGCGATAAGCGCCACAGGCTGGCCCAACGTCGCGGCGCCGTCAGGAACATCCAACCAGCCGGTCGCTGCGAGAAGCAGCGGCGCCTGGAAAGTCAGGATCCTGGCTGCCGCCTTTTATAAATGCACGCTGACGACCGCCCAGCATAAGGAAGTCGCTGACGCCATGCGCGCCATGTAAGGAGGAACATGGAAGAAAAATATACATACGATTTTGAGATCGTCCGCGGGGATTCCTTTGACCGTGAGATCATTTTCGACGGGATCGACCTCACCGGAATGTCCGCGCAGGCTCAGATCCGGCCGAAAGCAGGAAGCGAAGATCTTACAGCGGAATTCGCCTGCACCATGGACTATGACAGAGCCGCTGCCAGGATCACGCTGACCTCCGCGCAGAGCATGGCAATTGCCGCCGGAAAATACGAGTACGACGTTGCGCTTGTCAGCATGGACGGCTTCGTCCGGCATTACCTCGGCGGAAAATTCGTGATCCGTGAATGTGTGACTGAGGTTGTGATCCCTCAGCCGGAACCGGAACCCGAACCGGAACCTGATGATTGGGGAGATGATTCCATATGAGCTGCCCGATCATTCTGAAAGTTCAGGAAAAGCCGGTCAGACTCCGGATCCAGGAGAATCCTGTCATCATGAAGGTCAGCGGGCAGGGCTTGCCGGGAGCCACCCCGATGATCAGCGTCGGAACGGTGCGGACTGTCCCATACACCCAGCCTGCCGCTGTCCGCAATACCGGAAGTGGGACCCGCGTCTTTTTGGACTTTGACATCCCGGCGGGAGTGCCCGGCGGTATCCAAAACTGGGGCGAGATCGGCGGTACCCTCGCCGATCAGGACGACCTTCAGGAAGCGCTGGACGGGAAAGCAGCGTCCTCCCATAACCATGCGGCAGAGGACATCATTTCCGGGACGCTTGCTGTTGCCCGCGGGGGGACGGGTGCGGGGACAGCATCAGCAGCGCGGACGAATCTGGGCATCTCCGGAAGTATTATAAATAAAACGGGATCTCAAAGTATATCGAATAACAACAGGACACAGGTCCTATCCCAATCCTACGCTGCGGGA